ACTCAAGAAGCTACTGCGGCTGAACAGGTATCTACTCAAGTAGAAACAGCAGCAGCAACAGGTACTGCTACATCTAATAACTCTAATGACAATGATAGTACACCACCACCTCCTCCAGCAGAAGCTATTGACTGGTCTGACCCTACTGTCGCTACACCTGAAAAGTTTCTATCAACTTACGAAGGCCTTGAGGGTATGGGTACAGGCCTATCCTTTGGTGCAGGTCTTATGTTAGGTCCGTTAGCAGGGCTTGGTGTAAAAGGTCTAATGAAACTACAGAAAAACTCTATGCTTAAAGGCCTTGATAGTCAGATTGAATCTCTTACAAATACTGGCAATACTTCCCAAGTTAAAAAGCTAGAAGAAATTCGCAACCTTATGCAAGGTAAGAACGCAGACGGCTCTGAAAAGAAAGGCGCTCCTACTGGTATTGACGTACTTACAAGTGGTGAGACATACAAAGGTAATAGTATTACAGAGTCCCTTGCCAATATCCTAACAAAAGGAGATGGTAAATCTTACAGAAACGGTGTTCTTGTAGACGATGCAACAGGCGAAGTTCTTGAGCCTGGCTTTGCAAACAGCACGAGTAATGACCCTGTTAGCGCTCCTACATCGCAACCTACTACGCAGCCTTCACAAAATAATGGGGGTGGGAATAATGACAGTGGTAATAACGCACATGAATCCATGATGAGAGCTAGACAGGCTGCAGATAGAGCAGAAAGAGCTAGTCAACCTAAAGAAACTCAAGTAGCTAACGCATCTGCCGCAGTAAAAGCAAGTGAAGAGGCAGCAAGTGCTGATCCACGAAATATGAACAAGGGCGGCTTGATGAAGAAGAAGTAACTACTAAGACTACCAAATAACTATAAGGCTACCCAGCAATAGTGCTGGCCCCAACATAAGGAAAGAAAATGTCAGAAGCAATCCAGACGGACTCAGCGTCCCATAATCGTAACATATCTCGTGTACAACGTGATGAAGAGGAACTAAAAGCTCTGTTTAAACAAGCAGGGATTCAGACAGATGAAACAGAAGAAGAAACTGCTGAAGAGGAATCCAGTAGCTCAGAGCCTGTCGAGCGCACAGTTCAGGCAGAGAGTGTTACCGAACAAGAAGAAGAACCACAAGCTGAAGCACAAGATGAAGATCTGAGTGCAGAAGAGAAGAACTTCAAGAAACGTTATGGTGATCTACGGCGACACACCCAAGAGAAAGAGAAAGAGTTTCAATCACAGCTTGATAAGCTTAAGTCACAACTAGATGCGGCTACAAAGAATGAGCTTGTACTACCTAAGTCAGAAGACGAAGTAGAAGCATGGGCTAAGAAGTACCCAGATGTTGCAGGTATCGTAGAGGCTATTGCTGATAAGAAAGCTAATGAACGTTCTGCTGATTTAGATGGGCGCTTGAAAGAGATTGAAGCATTACGTGCGTCTGCTAAACGAGATAAGGCTGAAGCTGAGTTACTCTCTATGCACCCTGACTTTCAAGAGATTCGTGCTGATGATGCGTTTCATACATGGGCAGAAAAGCAGCCTAAAGTTGTACAGGATGCACTATACGAGAACAGTGAAGACGCTAAGTCTGTAGCACGTGTTATTGATCTCTATAAGTCAGATAAAGGTATCAAGACTAAGAGTAGCTCTAGCTCAGACAAAGCAGCTGCATCTTCAGTAAAAGCTAAAGGTCGTACTGCATTGGATGCAGATGACTCCTCAAGGTATCTCAGTGAATCACAAGTAGCTAAGATGAGCCTTAAAGAATACGAGAAGCGCAATGATGAGATCTTTGAAGCTCAGCGCTCTGGTAAATTTATTTATGATATGTCTAAGAAATAACTTGACACTTATTCAATCATAGATAAAACTATAGGCATGTACAGTGTCAGGCATAAACTGCCTGTACATGCTTTTCACTAAGCACTAAAGCCACATCAAAGAACTACCTCAGATTATAGGCCCAGCGCTCAACGGACGGCCTTCCTTAGAGCATAGCTGACTACCCTACTAAGACGAGCCTCTTTAGTGGATATGTAGTGTATATCTCTCACGCCATATCTATAAGGAGAATTATTATGGCTATCGGAACCGCTGGTGGTGGATTTAACGGGAACTTCTCCCCGATTATCTACTCTAAACAGGCACAAATCGCTCTGCGTAAAAGTGCTGTAACTAACGCAATCACCAACAACTCTTACTTTGGTGAGATTGCAAACCAAGGCGACACAGTTCGCATCCAAAAAGAGCCAGACGTAACCGTCAACGCTCTGCAGCGTCACACAGGTATCTCAGTAGAGAAACTTGATGACACAGACTTCTCTTTGACCATTGATAAAGCTAACTACTTTGCTTTCAAAATGGATGACATTGAAGAGCAGTTCTCTCACGTAGACTTCACCTCTTTGGCAGCCAACCGTGCAGCCTACAAAATGGCAGACGCCATGGATGAAGAATGCTTGGGTTACTTGTCTGGTTACGCTGGTGGTGCAGGCTCTTGGGCCGTCAACACAACAGCTTCTGGCGACTTGGCTAATGCTGCTGCTGGTACTGACGAACTGTTGGCAACCAACAAACTGGACGCAACTGACTTCGGTAACTTGACCATCTCTGGTTCAGCTACTGCAGGTGACTCCATCCCACTCGCTCCACGCCTCCCAGGTGCAACAGCATTGTCTGCGACAACTGTTTCTCCTTTGACTGTGGTTGCACGTATGGCTCGTAAGCTTGACGTACAAAACGTTGACGCACGTGGTCGCTGGATGGTTGTTGATCCAATCTTTGTTGAGATGCTGAAAGACGAAGACTCTCGTGTACTGAACGCAGACTTCGGTGGCTCAGGCTTGATGAACGGTTTGGTTCTCAACAACCTGCACGGCTTCCGTATCTACGTATCCAACAACCTGCCTTACTTGGGCACAGGTGCTGGTACTAACGGTACAACTGCACAGTCTACTAACTACGGTGTAGTTGTTGCTGGTCAGGACGAGGCTGTTGCTTCTGCTGAGCAAATCAACAAAGTAGAGAACTACCGTGACCCAGACAGCTTTGCTGACATCGTTCGTGGTATGCATCTCTATGGGCGCAAAATTCTCCGCCCAGAGGCTCTTATTGTTGCTAACTACAACGCTGCCTAATAGGCATAACACTGGGGCTGGCTACATGCTGGCCCCTTTGTGCTTTCTTCACACATAAAAGGGACATCTCAAGATGGCTATTACAACTGCAATGTGCAACAGCTTCAAGCAAGAGCTTCTTGGGGGTGTTCACGATCTGGATACAGATACACTCAAAGTGGCTCTTATCAAGGCTTCTCCTGCTGGTACTTATGGTTCTGGCACTACTAATTATTCTGACATCACTGGTAATACAGATGAAGCAGTAGGTACTAACTACACTGCTGGTGGTCAAGAGCTAGACTCTGCTACCATTACTCTATCGGGTAGTACAGCTATCGTAGACTTCGCTGACGAAGTGTTCGCTAACTTGACTATCTCTGCTGACGGTGCAATAATTTATAACGCATCTCAAGGCAACGCTGCTATTGCAGTATTTGACTTTGGTACTACTGTTACTTCTACTAGCGGTGACTTCACTGTTGTATTCCCAGCAGCAGACGCTTCTAACGCTGTAATTCGTATCAGCTAAACTAACTATAAGGTTATTGCACAATGGCGTTTATCATCAAAGATCGTGTCAAAGAAGGTACAAACTCTACAGGTACAGGGAATGTCTCCCTTGATGGTGCTGTTGCTACCTTTGACACTTTCCAGTCCTACATGACTAATGGTGATACTACTTACTACGCTATTGTGCATACCTCCTCCGGTGTAGACGAGTGGGAAGTAGGACTAGGTACATGGAACACAGGTAACACTCTTACCCGTACTACTGTCTTAGCTGGCTCTAACGGTACATCTGCTGTAGACTTATCTGCAGGTGTTAAAGATGTGTTTATGACATATCCTGCATCCAAAGCGGTATATACAGATGCTAATGGGGATATTGACATTAACGCTGGTACTATTGATGGTACTACTATCGGTGCTACTGCAGCAGCTACAGGCAAATTTACTACGCTAGAGACTACTGGTAATGCTGACATCGGTGGCTATATTGATCTTGAGGTTCTATCAGCTCACCCTGCTCACAGAGAAGGTAGAGTGTTTTATGATAGCTTACACAAGACGCTCAACTTCTACAGTGATGACACTCATGTTGTACATGAGATAGGTATTGAAGAACACCAGCGTGTGTATAACGATACAGGTTCTACCATCCTAAAAGGTAAACCTCTTTACTTCAGCGGTAACTATACTGCAGGTACTATTGATGTACCTACTGTTGGCTTGGCTGATGCTACAGACGTTAACGCATATAACGCACAGGGCCTTGCTGCATCAGATATTCCTAACAACAGCTACGGCTACTGCATCATTGCGGGTCAGCTTGATGGCTTTGATACGTCAGGTCTTACTGCAGGCACAAACTTCTTTGTAGGTCTTACTCCTGGTGCGGTACAAAACGCATCTCCTCTATATCCTAACTTCCCTATGTGCCTTGGGTGGGTCGTTAACTCAGACGCTACAGACGGTACAGTTCTTGTTAATCAACAAAACCACTCAGTAAATAGTTTCCGTGTCCGTACATCTGCGCACGTTGGTGCTGACCTACAGGTTGACGGTAACTTAACTGTTCTTGGATCTACTACATCGGTGTCTACCGCTGACGTTACAGCAGGTGCGCCTTTCTATCGTGCTAACGAAGGTGATGCTATTGGTGAGGGGGGTACTACCTTTACAGGTACAGGCCTAGACGATGCCTTCTTTGCAGGTCACTTTACAGGAACTACTCCTACAACATACTATGTTAAGATTGATGGCGTAGGTACTGGTACAGGCGGTGTAGATACATTTGCTTGGTCTACGGATAACTTTGCTACAAGTGTAGCTACTGGTGTAGATATTACTGGTAGTGAACAACTTATTCATAGCGCAGATAACATCTCTGTAACCTTTAGTTCTACAACAGGTCACACCCTTAACGATCAATGGAACGGTACAGCAAGTCCTATCAATGTAGACTCTGGCTTCTTTACTAACTACAACACAGGTACTTCTGGTGTAGGTTATACTCATACAGGTTTCTATTACGATGCCTCTGAGGGTAAGTGGGTCTTACTATCTGAGTATGATCCTGTTCCAGCAGGAGCTATAGATTTATCAGACTCTAGTGTTTCTTATGCCGCACTAAAAGCAGGTTCTTTTGAAGGCAATCTTACAGGTAGTGTTACAGGTAACGTAACAGGTACTGCTACTTCTGCCACAGCACTTGCTACTGCACGTAATATAGGTGGTGTATCCTTTAACGGTACAGCTAACATTGACCTTCCCGGTGTTAACACTACAGGTAATCAAGACACTACAGGTAATGCTGCTACAGCCACAGCCTTAGCCACAGCACGTAATATTGCTCTTGCGGGTGACGTGACAGGTAACGCTAACTTTGATGGTACAGGTAATATCAGCATCACAGCTGTTGTACAGGATGATTCACATAACCACGTTATCTCTAACGTAGACGGACTACAGACTGCACTAGATGGCAAGACTACCACAGCACGTACTATTAGCGCTGGCTCAGGTCTTACTGGTGGTGGAGACTTAACTGCTAACCGTACTATCTCACACGCTGATACATCCTCACAGGCAAGCCTTACTGCTCTGACTGGGGCTGCTGTAGTAAGTGACATTGACGTAGATACTTATGGTCACGTTACAGGTCTTGCTACACGTAACCTCACATTAGCTAACTTAGGCTACACAGGTGAGACTAACGCTACAGCAGATCAGACTATTACTGCAGGTAG